TGAGTACTTAGTGTATATTGGAAGTCACTTAAGAAAATCAAGAAAGTTAAATACTATGATGAAGATGTTGAGACCCAGTATAAAATAAGGTCTGAAGAATACATCGAGGATAAAACAGTCGGTGAAGAAGTAAAAGTATTATGGGTTAATGAATGGTGGGAAGGTACTAAAATTGGTAAGGATATTTATATCCAAATGAAACCAAGACCTGTACAGTTTAATAAACTAAACAATCCATCTTATTGTCACCCTGGAATTATAGGTGAAGTATATAATACAAATCAAGGTAGAGCTGTCTCATTAATGGACAGAATGAAGAACTACCAGTATATGTATGATGTTATTTGGGATAGACTTAATAAATCTATTGCCACCAACTATGGAAAAATATTTGAATTAGATTTAGCTAAAGTACCAGACAACTGGGAAATAGAGAAATGGTTACACTTTGCTGTTGTTAATAAGATAGCAGTGGTTGATTCCTTTAAAGAAGGTAACCAAGGAGCATCTACAGGAAAACTAGCTGGTCCAGTAGGACAAGGTATTGGTGGTAGAGCTATTGATATGGAAACTGGATCATATATTCAGCAACATGTTCAATTGTTAGAGTTTATTAAAATGGAGATGGGTGACATTGCAGGTGTAAGTAAGCAACGTGAAGGAGCTATACATCAGAATGAAACTGCTTCTGGAATAGAAAGATCTGTTAATCAATCAAGTCATATAACTGAATATTGGTTTTTTAAACATGAGAAATTTAAACTAAGAGTTCTTACTGCATTTCTAGAGACTGCTAAGATAGCATTGCGAGGAAATAACAAGAAAGTACAATATATTCTAGACGATCAAACTGTTGAGATGCTTAACATTGATGGTAATGAATTTGCTGAAGCTGATTATGGTTTAGTTGCCACTGCTTCATCTAAGGCAGTAGAACTAGAGCAAATGTTAAAACAAAATGCACAATCGTTTATGCAAAATGGTGGAAGTATGGGTACTATTATGGATATATACTTCAGCCCTTCTTTGGCAGATATGCGCAAGAAAATTGAAATTGCGGAAGAAAAAATGCAAGCTAACTCTTCTGCTCAAGCTGAACAGGCTAATAAATTAGCTCAACAAGCCCAGCAAGATGCTATGGAATTAGAGCAACAGAAATTAGCTGCAGCAGATGGTATGAACCTTAGAGATAATGAAACTAAACTTATGATTGCTAATATGCAAGCTGAGTTAGGTGCACAAGATACTGATGGGGATGGTATAGCTGACCCTATAGCAGAGGAAAGACTTACTTTAGATAAAGATAAAGCTAAGGCAGACCAACTAGCTAAGATGAAAGCTTTGGATCAAGATATGACAAAGCACAATGATAAAATGAAACGAGAAGATAAGAAGATTGCTGCTTCAAAACAGAAACCAGCAAGTACAAAATAGCTATTAGCAACTGGAAGGTGGAATGAAAGTTTCACCTTTTTAGTTTGTATTTATGTAGGAAATGTAGTATATTTGTAAATTAACGGGAGAAAATTAATTATTATGGAAGAAAATGAAGGACTAGACATGAGTCTATTTGCTAATGCAGACATGGAGTTGAATTTAGATTTAGACCCAATAGAGTTAACAGGGGAAGAAGGAGAACCAACCCCCACACCAGAAGGTGAAGAAGTTGAAACTCCAGAAAATATAGATACTACTGGTGATGAGCCAGATGTTAATTTATCACTTAACGAGGAGGGGAAACCACCAGAGATAGTAGTTGAGGAAGAAGGTGCAGAAGAAGAGGGTAGAGATCAAGACGATGATTCTCCCAATTTATATTCTTCCTTTGCGACTGTTCTCTCTGAACAGGGTTTACTTCCCTCTCTGGACCTTCAAGGTAAAAGTATTGAAACATTAGATGATTTAAGTGATGTTTTTAAAACAGAAATCTCAAATCAAGCAAAACAATATTTAGTTGGTAAAGTAGGTGCAGAAGGTTATGAAGCTTTAGAGATGGGAGTGTCTTTAGCAGAATTGCAACAATATAATGATACCGCTGGTACATTAGACAATATAACTGAAGACAATCTACATGAAAATGTAGAACTAGCCAAAAAAATTATATTACAAGATTATGTTAATCAAGGTATGGATCAAAATAGAGCCATGCGTATTTTAAATAAATCTGTAGACTTAGGAGAAGATGTAGTTGTTGAAGACGCATTAGAATCCTTAGCGAGTCTAAAAGAATTTGAAGCTAACAGATTAGCTTCTGTAGCTGAAAGCAGAGCTGTTGAACAAGCAGAAATGGCAAAGCAACAACAAAAAATTGACAATGACCTAAAGAATGCTATTTATAATAGTGAGGAATTAGTTCCAGGTTTAGGAAAAGTTAATAAACAGATGCAAGATAAAGTATATCAAAGTATCACTAAAATTGTAGGAGAACACAACGGAATAGCAGAGAATAATCTTATGCAAAAACGTAGAGAAAATCCTATTGATTTTGATACAAAAATGTACTACCTATTTGAGCTTACAAATGGATTTAGTGATTTTACTAAAATAGTAAATAAGTCTACATCCACTGCATCTCAAAAACTAGAAAAAGCTCTTCGTACCAATAAATTCACTGGTAGTGATGCTCCTGCATTCTTAGATGACAAGGAGAGTTATGGAGGAATAGGTTCAGAATTAGTATTCGATTAAATATAAATAAAAACAGAAATTAATTAATTATGAGTTTAGGTAAATTTGTTATGACCAAAGGTAAGTCCTGGTCTGGATTAACACTAAAGAATCATATTGGTGCTATCTTTGGTAGCCAACCGCAATTAGTTTCGCCATTAACTACAGTTCTTTTACAGAACTCAGGAATGAAGAACTTAGATACTACGTTATCTCTTTTCCCTGAAAAAGTACTTGAGTCATCTGATGACTTTGTATGGAAAGTTGTAGGAAGTGACGAAAGAAATATTGCATTGGTGTCCGCTGAGTATCAAGGTTCGGTAGTAGACACTGGTGATGCTGGTGTAGGAGCTGGTAGAACAGTAATTGACTTAATATTCGCTGAGAAGTACTTTACAAAAGTACAAGTGTTGGGTGGTAATAAACCAGACCTTTATCAGTACAGAATTTTAGGTGAACCAAAAGAAGACGGTGGAAACTACCGTTATCAAGTAGAAGTTTGGGGTGGACAAGAAACCCTTGGCGGAGTACCTGGTAGTGATTTAGTTGCAGGAGTACGATTCAGTGTTGAATCTGCTTATGTAGAAGATGAACTATCACAAGAAGGTGCTGGAATTGCATTCACATCTCCATACTTGCTTAGAAATAGTGTATCTACACTACGTTTTGAGCATAAAGTATCAGGAGCAATGATTGACTGCAAAGTAACACCAGTTTACTTCACAGGTATTGAAACTAGAGACCCTAATACGGGTAAAGTACATTCATCTGTAACATGGATGCAAGAAGTGTACTGGCAATTTGAAAAAGCAATGTCTAGAGTGAAAGCTCGTACATTAATGTTTGGTAAAACAAACAGAGATGAGAATGGACGTTTCTTAAACAAAGGTAAATCAAATATTGAAATCAAAGCTGGTTCAGGGATCAGAGAACAAATGGAGGTTAGTAATACTACTTCTTATAATAAGTTCTCAATTTCTATGCTAGAAGATTTACTTTCTGAATTAGCAGAAGGAAAATTAGATTTTGGTGAAAGAAAGTTCATGATGAGAACTGGGGAGCGTGGAGCTACTCAATTCCACAGAGCTGTAACAACTGAAGCATCTGGATGGATTGCAGTAGGTTTTGACAATGGTGGTTCTGCTGCTATTCAAAAAACATCAAGCAAATTCCATAATAACTCTTATAAAGCTGGATTCCAGTTTACAGAGTGGACTGCTCCTAATGGTATTCACGTAATGTTAGAGATTGACCCAATGTATGATGACAAAGTAAGAAACAAAATATATCACCCAGACGGTGGTGTTGCTGAATCTTATAGATATGACATCTTATATATCGGTTCTATGGAAGAGCCTAATATCCAGAAAATTAAAGTTCGTGGTGACGATGAGTTACGTGGATTTAAAGCTGGTATTAGAGATCCTTTTACAGGACGTAGAGGTGGAGTAATGCAACATATGGAAGATTCTGCTACTATCACAGCAATGTGTGGTACAGGAGCGATGGTAAAAGATCCTTCTAGAACTGCGACGCTTAAGCCTAATATCTTAGAAGCTTAAATTAAAGCAACTATATAAAAGAATAGGGGAGGCTTACGCCTCCTTTATTTTATTAAATAACAATTAAAGGGAGAAAAAATGGAAGAAAAAAAGACAAGTACTTTTACTTTACCTAATGAAAAGGTAATAGTAAAATTTATTCCTCGTAAAAAGGGAATGGCTGCAAATGTAGCTAAAAATCATGTCATCGCAGGTGGTATGATGAACAGAGCAACAATTAAGTACCAAGCACCAATCCAACGTAATGGAGCAATTGCTAATGTACTTACAAAAGAAGAGAAGGAATTTCTCGAAGATGAGACTGATTTAAATCTATCAGTATATAGTGATTTTTTTGAGAAATTCCTAGTGCCATTACGTAAAGATGATGCTAGTAATAAATTAGATTTATCACATCCTATGGATTATATCTCGTATAAAATCTTAATGGCATGTAATGAAGTTGCACCTGACTGGGAAGCTAGGAAACTAAACCCAGAATATAGATTTGCTATAGTAAGAGAAGGAGAAGTACATGATGAGAAGAAGAAAGCATTAGACTTTAAAAAAGATGCATTTAAAGCATATGGTAAAATAGAAGATGATAAAGAGAAATTAATCTCTGTATTAAAACTATTAACCAATAAAGCAATAGCTTCTACAAGTAAATTAAACTGGATACAAGGACAAGTAGAGATTATAGTGGATGAGAATCCAAAAGGTTTCTTAAAGGTCGTTAAAGATCCTAATTTTGATGTTAAGGCGTTAATTAATAAAGCTGTTGAGGCTAAAGTTATAATTAAAGAAGGTAATCAATATGTAACCGTAGATGGTGTACAACTGGCAGAGCCTGGAGGAATTGCAACATTTGCAAATGCAGTAGGATTTTTATCAGATGATAAGAATCAAGAAATTAAACTTCTTATAGAAGCAAGAATAGATAAGGCATAGACAATGACAGTTACTGAATTTAGCAATGAATTTGATATAGCTTACAATAGTATAGCTACAAACTCTGCACCAGCATTAGACTTATATGAAAAATCTGTTTATCTAACAAGAGCACAGCTTGAGATAGTTAATCAGCATTTTAATCCTAAAGGAAATAAGTATACTGATGGTTTTGAGGGTAGTTTAAAAAGGCGAAGTGATTTAAATGAATTAGTTAAGACTGGTGTATCATCAGATAGTCTTAGCTCTACACTTGGTATATCACCTGATTCGCAATTTTATACATTAAATAAAGATGTTTACATGATTATCCAGGAAAAAGCACTTGTGGGTAGTAATGATAGTTGTATAGATGGAACTACTATTAATGTTAAACCAGTAACACATGATGAATATAACTTACAAATAAACAACCCGTTTAAAGAACCTGGTTCTTCAGTAATATGGAGATTAGATTTTTATACACAAGACGGTGTAAATAAAAATGTTGAGTTAATATCACCTTATACTATTAAACAATATAATTATAGATACATAAAGTATCCAACACCTATAGTTTTAACAGATCTTTCCGTTGCTTTTCCTGGGGAAGGTCTTTCTATAGATAATGTATTTGCTTTAAGAACTTGTGAGTTATCAAGTAGTGTACATAGAGAAATATTAAATAGAGCCGTGGAATTGGCTACTGCAGATTATAAACCACAAGATTTAGCAGTTAAAGTTCAGACTAATAATAGAAATGAATAATAATTAAAATTAAATTAAAATGAGTGTATTTGGACCAAACCAAGTAGAAGAGCTTATAATTGGAAACGCTGTAGCCGCTGAGACTACACTTGCAACATTTATATCTTCTGCTACAGACAAAGAATTGAAGATATTATCTTCTGATGGATCAGCTCCAGCAGCTGGAACGGATTTTAAACTTTTCCAAAAGAATGCAGGATCTGCAGCTAAAGGATTGAACTATGAGTTCTCTGATATTATCGGAGCTAATAGTGTTGAAGATGTAATCTTAAAAACATATGTTGCAGAAACATTAAAATCTGCTGTTGTAAGTGCTTTTGACACACCTGCAGTTAATCATACCTATTCGGTAGAAATTAGATTATTCCAAGATGGAGGTACTTTATCTCCTGAGAATTTTGCTACTATCTCTGGATATTATGTAGTAGGAGCTGTTGCACCTGCTGTTGCAGTTGTAATTGAAGGAATCGCTGATTCTTTAAATGCTAACTTACTAAAACGTGGCGGTGGAGAAGCTGTAGTAACATTTGATGCTACAACTTTAACAGTAACTGCTTTAGACCAAGCTGTAGTAGCTGGTAAAATCACAGGACGACCAATTGAGTTTGATGTTGTTGCTAAAGCATTTAATGATGCTGCAGTTAACCATGAAAATATCAGTACTGCCGTAGTAACTACAACTGAGGGTAACCCAGGAGCAGGTACAGGTAAATATGCTGTTAATCTTGAGTGGTTTACTAAAGGATATAAGTATGAAGCTTATCGTCAAACAGGATTCCCTGCTGACTTTACAGAAAGAGTACCTGTATATGGTTCTATAGGTGGTGTGTATAATGTAATACATATCAAATATAAGTCTAGCCGTATCTCTCCTACTGTAGAAGAGCAACCAAGAGTATTAACTATCCTTATTGATAAAGGTACTGATACATTGGCTAACAATGCAGCAACAAATGCTGTGTTAGATGATTTACAACTTATCTTAGGAGCAGCTAATGTGCCAGCTGATTTACCAGTAGCATAGTCTTTATAGTATAATAATTATTAATATAGGGGGATTGGGAGCATTCCTAGTCCCCTTTTTTTATTCAAACAAATGGAAATAGTAACTTTTAGCTTATCTGCGGATAAGACAAAACTAAATCTTGTATTAAGTGATGCAGCCACAGCAACTACTTTAAAAGTATGGACTGATGCTACATATAAGGATTATAGTGAAGCTATAGACTTATCTACTTTATTAAACAATGCAGCTTCACAATCTATAGAAATAACTCCAACAGATTTGAATATCCCTTATCTTGATGGAATTTACTTTGTAGAAGTGGAAGACCCAGCAATTGTTTTAAATCAAGTAGCTGCAAATTTAACAAGATATAAAGAATGTATACTAAATAAATTAAGAGAAGTATCAGTCTGTCTAGATTGTCCTGGAGATAAAACATCTCTAGCATTAATTAATTTACAAGGTATATTATATGGATTAGAAATAGCAATAGACCAGGGATTTATAGATGAAATCACTTTGAAGTTTAATGCTATAAAAAAATATTGTTCCGATGATTGTAAATCATGTGGAGACAAAAGTAACATAATAGACACTAATTATTACAGTACCAATGATTAATCAGCAAATATATAGTACAAGTTTAGATAAAGCATTATCATCAGCTAAAACTTCTGGTAAATTAAACCTAACGGTTTTAAACGTATTCTATTTATATATGTATTATATAGATTTTGCACAATCATTATCAGATTTAGGTAGTACTCAGTTTGAAGAACATATAATTTTCTTTAAAAAAGAGATATCTAAATTAAAGTATAAGTATCCAGATGTTATATGTAATTACAAAACAATAGTAACAAATATAAGTACAAGTATGAATACAGCACCTACAGTAGACAGTGTTCAAGTTAATATGAGTAATGATTTAGAATACCCATTTGAGGTATCTAGATTTACATTTAATTACGCTGATGTAGAAGGACACTCTTATAAATATTTACTAGTTTACCCAGATACATTACAACATGGTGTTTTACTATTAAATGGAGTAGAGTTAACTACTACTACACAAATAAATATAGAAAATTTAATATCTAGTGATAGTACAGGATTAGTTTATAATAGAACTAATACAAATGTATTCACTGATGAATTGATTTACTTTAGAATATCTGATAATCCAGTTGATTATTTATATAGTACTTTAGAGTCAATTAATGTAATAGCTGATGAACCATATGTTTTAGATAATTTACCTTTAACAGATGTAGGAGATTTAACTTTATATGTACAGCATGGTGTAACTACAATACTTACATTAGATATGTTTACTAATCAATTAATAGCCCCATATAATGATCCAGAGGGTGATTTAATAGACGCAATTAGAATAATTGATGTTTCTAATGCAAATGAAGGGCAATACCTTTATAATGGAATTGCTTTAGTAGATGGTCAAATTATAACAAGAGAAGAACTAAATAGTGGAGCATTTACTCATGTAGGTGCTGATGCAGAATCTGTTAGATCAGATACATTAGAATTTGAAGCAAGAGATACAGGATCACTAATATGGGTAAGTTAATATGGCACTACTAAATATAACAAAATTAGCATTAGAAGGTATAGGTCCTAGTGATTTTGATTTTAAAACCTCTAATATGAATATTCATGTTAGCACTGAACAACTAAGAATAAGTCAATTACAAATAACAGAGCCTGAATGGCTTGGAAATTTTAACTAAAACATGGCACAACAAAATATAAATTTAGGAACAGCTAACGGGCAGAATGGAGATTTTGTTAGAGTTGCCTGGGATAAAGCAGAAGACAATTTTACAGAACTATATAACCTTCAAGATTTTAATGATAGAATTATTTCTGGAGGTTTTGTTAATACAGTAGGTCTAACTTTTAATGTAGTTATAAATTCATACGTTAAAAATGGACTAGTATTACCATCTACAGTATCCTCAATATCTCAAACTTTAACATTAGCAGATGCTGATCCAGTTAATAATAGATTTGATGTAATAGTAGTAAATGAAGATGAAACTATAACTGTAGTACAAGGTATTTCAGCAGTAAGTCCTGCAAAACCAATTATAAATAGTGGAACTAGTTTAGAAGTCACAACTGTATATGTAGCTGCTGGAGCAACAACTGCTGTATTATTATCTAATGTACGAGTATATGATGAAAATGCAGGTGATCCTACTGAATGGAATTCTTCTGAAAGTACTGGAGGAACTAGAATAGAACTTGCTTCTGCAGTAGGAGGGGAAGCTTCTTTAAATAGTATTTGTGTAAAAACAAGTTGGAATAGAGGGGATTACTTTGCATTTACAGGTACTACTCCTATTTTATTATCTACTGTAAACTCTATAGCTTTTTCTATAAAGAAACAATCTTTATTAGATTTAGATATGTTTATAGCTATATATAATGGAACTACTTTAGTTAGTAGAATACATTTATACCAAGATAACTATGGGTTAGAACAAGCTAATTCTTCTTCTTATCAAAATATTATTATAAGTAGAAATGAATTCCCATATTTATTTACAGAAGAAAACTTTGATACAATAAGATTTATATCTTCTGAATTACAAGAAGTAGTTCCAACAAATAATGCAGATATCTTTTTAGATGATGTAAAAATATCAGTTGGAAATAGTGTTCCTAGTATAACAGGACAAATACCTACTTTAGACCAAGTTTTATTTGCAGGTAATACTTCTACAGGTAACATAACCACACAAGGTTATACGAGTACAGGAACTAGATTAGGGGGTGATTTAGTTGTTACTTTAGGTGATTATGATGGCGAAGGAAATGGTACTAAATTAATTATTGATGACTCTACGGGTGTTAGTGAGTTTACTTCATCATTAGGTATTAACGGATTTTTACAAATTGAACAAAGCGGATTTAAAAATAAATTAAGAACGCCTTTATTAACAGCAGACCGTGTTCAAGACTATCAAGATAAAGATGGAATAATAGCATTAACAAGTGATATAAGTGCTGCAGAAGGTGACAGAGCAACAATAACAAACGTTATACCAATAACTAATATTGCAGGTAGTAATTATAATTTTAATACTGCTAATTCTGAAACGGCTTACACAGTAACTAGAAATAGCGTTATCAATCAATGGTGTCAAGTCTTTATAAATACAACATCAGAGCCAACATTAACTTTAGGTGGTGTAACATTTACAGAGATTGGTGGTATTGGTTTTACTGCTAATACGGATCTATACTTATGTCTTAGAGATTTAGGAGTTGATGGTATTCATTATTCTTATTTACCTAAAGCAGTTGGTAGTAGTGGTAGTGGAACGGTAACAAGTT